GGGATAAAATTTTCATATTCAATCAAACCTGATTCGAGAAATGCTTCTGCAAGTGAAATAGGAATATCTAAACTACATAATTTACCTGCTGTTAAGAATGCCTTGATCATGTTTTCCCAAGGTGTCCATTCATCAGCATCTTCTGGAAAGTTTGTTCCTGGATTAAAACTATGATTAGCACCAAAGAAGATGTGTTCGCATTGCTCTTCATCGTAATGCTTTTGAATAACATCACAAGGTTGTACACCTGTAACAAACAATGTTTTCATTCCATATGCAGGAGTTTTTTCAACCTCAGTACCTGTAAAAAGGATTACTTGTTCTTTTGTGCCTGTATTGTAATCGCGTTTCATGAAAATAATTCTCCGAATTTTGTTTGTGCATTTACAATGCGTTTTCCAGTGTTTCCTCTAGTGCCAATAATAGTATCCCAAAACTTTGAATAACTCTGTATTATTTTATTTGCTTTGTCTCTATCATCAGTTGAGAATATTTCTTCCACAACATCTCTGAATAAAATCCTGTCAAATTGCTCTTCCACAAGCATTGCCGGAAGTACTCCATCGTCGTATTGTCTGTTTGCTTCTTGGACTGCATTAATGTGACTCCACACGTTATGACCCATTTGGATCGCATAACTAAAACTATCCCAACTAGTTGAATCACGTGTACGAATAACTTCGTTACCATCATCGTCTAGTATAGGATTGCCATTTTTATCCCTATCAACATCACCTTTAAGTATTTTAGGTGTCCCAATTAGATTTTTATCGCCTTCTGCATATATACAAACATCATTTACTTTAATATTTTTGGATAGCGGACTGTCTGTAAAGTTTTTAAATAAGCCATCTTGTATTACAGCATCTCTAAAATTACGTGTATCAGTAGCATATTTTAATTCATCAATACTTGGAACCATTCTATAGACCCATTTAGTTCTATCTTCAGTTTCAGTTTGAATATAAATTTGTCCATTTGCTGTAGCAAGGAATGGGGAAGCACAATCAAATGTAATTGTAAAGTTTGGGTTATGGTATTTACGGACAGCTCTTTGTACATCAGTAAGTAGTGTAGCCCACTCAAGTTTACTTGTGCCTAAGAAGTGCATAAAGTCATGTTTACCTTTTTCAAGCAACCCGTCAAAGCGTAAAGATACTAGCCTTTTTAGTAATAAGTGTACATCGCACATATTCTGTCCACCCATTGACCATCCGTTAAAATGATCTGTATATTTTTTAGGATCACAATAGTCTTTCATTTGCTGATACCAATCTTCAGCATCAGCATGGTTTTCACCTTGGAGAACATTTAAAAATTTACAACTACCACTTCTATTTTTCATGAAATAGTCATTATTAATACGTGTAGCATTCACAGCATCTTGATAGTTGTCAATACCTGTTGCTTTTGCGCCTGCAGGAGAACGTGCCACCCATGCTGGAATATCAAGAATCATTCCATAGTCCATATAAGCATCCATCCACGCAAGAACTTGTTCACGCTTCTTTTGTGCTTTAGGACAATTAGGATCTTTCCAATCGCCTTCCCAAACACCTTTACCAATCTGGAAGCCGCCTGAGTCACCTAATAACCAACTGTTGTTACGATCTCTATTTCGTATCATGTCTTCTTTAGGAGAGTCTTTATTAATATCTAATTCTGCATGACCTGCCGAGTAAAGCGTCCAATGGTAATTAAACAAGCCTTCTTTTTTGTTTAACCAATTTATTGATTCCATACTGGGATAAGGAATACGTGCTGGATCTACATAGTCTTCAGTACGCTGTTTTCCTATGAAAGTTGCATAGAAACCACTTAACGCAGGAAGAAAAATAGCATAATCATTTTGTTTAGAGGTTAAGTCTTTGTTCATTTATCTTTCACATTTAAATTACTTGGAGAATATTGTTCTCCATTATATCCTGACCCTGTAGCACCAGAACCAGTTTCTACGCCGCTGTTGCAAGCGAATACAACAACACATAAAAAGAAAGCACTCCACAGTGTAGCACGTTTACTCCAAAGGATAAAACCATCCATTGCTTCTTCGGCTTGTTTCTGTGCTTGCTCTGCTGGTGTCATTACTTGCTCTGCGCTGGCAGGATATAGTCATACTTGGCCATACCGCTGTCTACTGAAATCATCATAGCACCTTGATCTGAAATGCTCATTGTAATATCGCCACCGAGACTTAGGATTGCTTGTGTTTGTGCTACTGGCCAGGCCCATGTATGTGCTAATTTACCGGATATATTAGATTGGAATACAAATTCGCCTGCGTGTGTACTTGCATCACCAAAGCTAAAAACAAGATCAGTTGCGTCACCTGTGTCAACAGTCTTTACGTTAAATGTAGGCTCTTCTGAATGTGCCGCACTCTGCAACTTCATACGTGCAATCGCTGCCACACTTGGAGCAAATTCTACATCCCAGTTTGCACCTTTAAACTTAACACTTTTTAGTTTCTCCTCAATAATCTGCTGGTTCATAAAGCGATAATCATTTTGAAAGTCTCCAGTAGCATTTTCAAAGTGAATATGTGTAGGAATAGTTTCACCATTACGCTCTGCTTTTACTACATCAATTTTAGCATCTTTTTGATACTCCGGATTTTTTAAGTGTAGTGCTAACTTATCTAAGTTAGGCATACCAAATGTTCCTTCGGAAACAATTTGAGTTGTATCTGCTGTAAGAATTACAGACCGATCTTCTGCCATTGATTCAAATGTAGTAGTATCTGCACCAGTTACTTTAACTAGATTAAGAAAACCCAGTGCATGTGTTTTTGCTACTACGTCTTGTAAGATGTCTTTCATTAATATTCTCCTATGTTAAGTGTTATTATATTATCTTTGTTGTGTTTTGTCAAGTAGTTTTCTACTGAATATTTAGGTTTAAAACCAAGTGTCTTTATTTTTTCCATATTTGCACATGTCCATTTACGTTCATATGGAGTATTTAGGCGGACAGGCAGATCTGGCGCAAAGTCTGAAACCTTAAACGGGCAACCTGTTCCTATATCGATGGTTCCTGTAAATTTATTATTCATGCACAATTCTATTGCATCACACAAATCTTCTATATGTATGAAATCCCTATAATGATTAGTTGTATATTCTAATTCGTTATCAATAAGTTTTTGTAAAAACATTCCTTTACGAGGCGTACTAGAATACACAGTGTGAAAACGCATACCTAATGTGTTAACATATCTTTCTGCGGCTTCTTCAACACAATATTTAGAAGCGGCATACGGATTCAAATCAGGTTCGTATGCACTACTTGAACTAGCATAAAGTATTCTTGTATCAGGATAACGTGCAAACAAGCGTTTACTTACTTCTACATTGTTACGCCAATATGCTGCTGGATCTTTTATGCTTTCTCTTACGCCACTTCTACCTGCAAGGTGAATAATCATATCAAATTCTTCTTTGAATTCACATGACATTAAGTCTTGACTATTGTTTAGCTTGTCTCTATCCCAGCCATCTTCTAAATCTATTCCTACCACAGCATTATTTTTAGTAAGTCTTTTTAGTAGATGACTACCTATAAATCCTCTGTGTCCTGTTAGCAGTATTTTACTCACAAACTCTTCTCCTAAGATCACTTGAACTAAATCTGTGATCTCGTTTATTAAAATGTAATTCGATATCACGTTTGCGACAAATGTCTTTACCAGTAAAGTCTTTATCACGATATTCTTCTCCTAGTATGCGTACATCAATTGGATACATACTAAGGATATCTTCTAGGTCAGCTTCAGTACCATACGGAATAATTTCATCTACATACTCAACACCTTTTAGTTGAGTGTAGCGTTCAACTACAGTTTGCACTGGTGCATTCTTGTCTTTTCTATCTATGCTAGGATCAACTTGTAATCCGCATATCAAATAATCACATTGATCTTTTGCTTCACGCAACATAATTAAATGTCCTGCGTGTAACAAATCAAATGTTGAACAAGTAAATCCTACTTTCAATTTGCTATTCCTCTTTGTTGAAAGTTTTCGAGTATTTCTTTTGTGTCTCTCCAGCTTTTGACTTGTTTAGCAACACCACCTGCTTCTTTGACTGCATAGGCTAAACTAAAGTCGTTGCCGTCAGGATCCATTCTGTCACCAAAAAAGAAAACTCTGTCCTCTTTTATTTCATCAAGTACTTGACGTTTGTCTTTTCCTTTAGCAATTATATCTATACCTGTTTCACCGCCCACAACAGCACTTACATCTTCAAATTGTTTGTTTATCTTTTCTGCTATATGAATTCTTTCATCAGATTCGATATCATAATAAAAATAATTTTTACGTTGTACTTTATCAGCATTACGACCCACTATACTAAAATTAACCATACCAGGACGTTCTTCTATATGATTTCCTGTCTTAACTTCATAAGAACTATTAGCAAGCTCTTTTTCAAGAAAGTTTTTTAGATTACTACTCATCTTCCAAGGATTAGTGTACACGTTTTTTTGTTTTTGCCAAACATCGTTCCCATTGCAATTATATATTTTGTTTACACTCATACATATCTCAGGACCAATTTGTTCTAGTGTTTTAGGATTATCACTTCCAGTGACTAAACTTACTGCGTTATGTTGTGAAAAGTATAAAAACCATAACGCAAATGAGGAGTTAATCTTTTTCCTACTAGGTGTTAATGTTCCGTCAACATCGAACAAAAAATGATTCATATTAACCTCCAAAATCAAACAAGCTATTAAATGTGTTGTGTTGCTTTGTATCTTCTAGAGGATAGTTAAGCACGCCAATCAAATTGTCTAGTTTATTGTCGATAATAGTTTCTGCCATTGCCGCATCATCAAACGGAAGTTCTTTAAACCATTCTGGAATACGTAGTTCATCAGTAGGATACGCAACACTTGTGTAGCCTAGCGGGTTTTGCTTTAGTTTACAAACAATAACTTTCATACCGTCTACAATTTCTTGTGAATACTTGTCACCGTTCATACGTTTAAGTGTGTTCCAGTTGATACTTGCTCTTACGTGTCCTGGCATGTTTGCTTTGCCTTGCTTTTCTTCAAGACGCTGATAGTGTCCAATCTTGTTTGCACGTTTAGGCGAACCTTTCTCCCATCCAGGACGTTCACTAAACTCTTTTCGGAACACAGTTATACGTTCTAAAACATCTTCTTGTGGAGCATCAGTTAGCACCATTAGCAGTAATTCACTTAAAAACTCTTGCATAAACACAGGTGTGTCTGATCTACGCAAGTCCAAGCCCATTGCTTTTACTTTGCCTGCTTTTCCGTCAACGTCAGCTCTAAAGCCTTCAACATCATACACAAGTGCTGCATAACGTTTCTTAGTAATATATAAGCCTGATTGTGCTACAATCTCTCTAGCCGCCGCAATAACATCTGAGCGTGACTTAGGACAATGAAATGCTTCTAGCATAAACTTAGGAAATGTTTCATTTGCTGCTTCACATATTTGATCATAAAGTTTTATTACATTGTCTTTGTCCCAAGGTATTTCTCCTGCATCAATTTGTTCTTTTAGTACAGGATATCCACTGAAGTAACAAGAGTCAGTATCGCCGTATATCATTGCTTCACCAACGTGATCATATGTACCAGTTATAACCTTGTTTACTTCTGCACTCATGTGTTTAACAATAGTACGTCCAGTTAGTGTTGTTGACTGTCCAATACGTTTATCAAAGAATCTACAACCAGGGTTAAGAATAGCACCATACAAACTGTTTAGGTTAATTTTTTTAACTAACTGTCTTTTGTCCCAATACTCAATTTCTGCGTCATTGCTTGCATCTTTTGCTTTCTTTAGCATTTTCTGCATGTCTTTACGTTCGCTATACCAACGTTTTAAGAGCCCAGGAATAACACCTTCGTGTTCTGTTGTAAAAATAGTGCCGTTTGAACTTAGCATCCAAGGTTGGTTACTGTCAAAAATTACTTTGTATATCTCAGCACCTGATAACACATCACTGCCACCGTTTTCCCAGTCAACAGTCAATGCAATATCTTTGCGTTGTTCCATAACAGCTTCGTATTCTTCTGTTCCAAAACGCCCTTCCCAACTTCCTGCAAATGATTTTTTCTTTAGGCCCATATCTTCTTGTACACGAGCTTCACTTATGTCAGGACGTATTTGTCCTACAATAGTTGCAGGATCCATATTTAATGCACGAATCACACTAGGATACAGACTGTTCAAGTCCATGGAGCCAATCCATTTATGTAAGCCTTTTTTAGGAAATGCAACATATGCACCAGCGGCTTGTGTGTTCTCTGTATCATCACGTTTCTTGCGATTAGGGACTTGTAGTCCTCTGTGATGTGCTTCGTTTACAATACCTTGTTCTGTAACTGCTACTGCACCCATAGTTGTCTGTAGCATCACAGTATTTTCGTGAGCAACAGTATTACTAAGGTCAATAAATCTTAGTTTTTTGTCCAGCTTGTCCAGTAGTGCGGTATCTTGTATGTTGTACTCAATGAACTTTCTAAAGTCATTGTTGTACAATTGGTCCAAAGTTCCTTCATATGGAACTTTATTCTCTCCAACTTCGATTTCGCCAATGGCATCAAGTCTATATGTGTGTCTTTCTTCATATGTGTATTTACGATAAAGTTCTAAACTATCTAAATGTACTCTGCCTATTAGGTCAAAGGTTACAGCTGATTTGCCATACTTCTCATATTCACGTTTCTTAGGCAGTTGTCCCCATAGACAGAATCTACGTGTGTCGTCTTTGCTTAGTACACGACTTGTTCTATTTACAGTATAAGGAATATCATATCCTTCACTGTTCCATCCTGATAAAATATCAGCATCTTCAATTAATGTTAAGAAGGTGTCAATCATATCACCTTCTTTTTCAAACAGCATTACATTTTCAATACCTTCAAGTTCTGCTTTTGCTTGATCCATTGTAAGTGTCTTAGGTGGAACAGCAAGACATACCATTGTTTCTAGCCATTGTAAGTAAACAGATATAGAAGTAATAGGCATGAATGGATCTGCAGGATCAGCAAAGCCACGCTCTGGATCAAAATCAGTCTCAATATCAAAAAACGCAATGTTTAGTTTAGGTGCATCTTGGTTAAGATAGTTTTCTGATAAGCATTGGAAGATAGGATTGATATCACTTTCAAAAAGTTCTTTGTCTCTGTTAATAGCAACTTCTTTTCGAAAGTCTTTTGTGTTCTTACAAACAATCCGTGTTAGAGGGTCTCCAAATATACTTTTGTACTTGCCTCTTTCGTCTTTGTAATAGAATGTATATTTTGCTTGATATTCGCGGTAATCTCTCTTACCGTCTTTGCGCTCAACAACTCTAATTATATCAGAATCGCGATCAAAAAATGCGTCTACGTAACTCATATATCTCCTTCGTTGCTTATGGCCAACTTAACCTTCTACATGCCTAGCTATTGCTTTTGGCGTTAATATTACTTATAACTATAATAAAAATAACTGACCTAATGCGAATAAATTCATTGCTGTAAACCAACTACAAAGTAATATTACAAATGCGGCTTTTCTAATTACTGCACTAATTATACCTAATACCGAACCAATTAAGTACATTGGTACAAATATTTTTGTAGCAGGATCAAGTATAGTAAAACTTAGTATAGCACTTGCTGAGATCAAAAACACAGCTTCTACTAGTTCACAATAAAATGCTATTGGACTAAGTTTGTAACTATCTTTAAAGAATTGTATTATATGCCCCAATTACTTATCCTTACCAACTGTAACAACAAGTGTTTCAAGGTCGTCAAATTCATCAGCAACTTTTTCCCAATCGCCTCTTTGTGCAATTTTAATTGCTTTATTAATCATTGATGGTTTAATGTCAAGTTCTTCTGCTACTGCTTTTACTGTATCCTTTAAGCCTGCTTGTAAATCTTCAATCTCTTGTAATACTGTAACGCCTTCGTTGACAAGACGTTCAAGTTTCGCTTTTTCCTCAGCACCATAGGTACGGTCACTCATAAGTTTCTCCTTAGTTTAAGTTATATTATATAGGATTTATTGTTGCTTGTCAAGTCTTTTTTTGTATGCTTCTTCGAAACCATCTTCTCGGTAACACATTTCGTGATTACCCCACATACGTTTAAAATATCCATCGTAGGATTCTATAATGGTTTGATCGTTTGGTGGAATATGTCCTTTTACTGCGTAGAATAGTTTGCATTTATCTTTGAAACTTACTTCGGACATTTTTACCTAACTATTTTTTTTATATTTTGCAAGTGCTTTATATAGTTCTTCTTTGATCGATTCTGTCTTTTTCTTAGGCTTACCATGTTTGTTATGTTGTGCCCAAGCAATAGCATAAGGTGCACCAGGAT